GCGCCGGGCGGCCGCCGCGGGCCGCATCGTCCTTCTGCGACGCCTTCGCCGCCTTGTGGGCGTCGCCCAGCACCTTGCGGTCGCCGGCGGCCTCCTCGCGCTCGCGCTCGCGCTCGGCTTGGTCCGCGCGCCATGCGTCGAGCTTCTCGTCGTCGATCGCGATCCGGCGCGCGCGGTCGGAATCCTCGATCGCGATCCGGCGCTCGCGGTCCTGCCGCGCGAGCTCGCGATCCTCGCGGCGCCACACGCGATCTTCGGCCTCTTCCTCGCGGCGGGTCTTGGCGTCGGCCATGTTCTGCCGGAGGCGGTATCCGTCGATCGCGCCGAGAATGAAGCTGGCGGCCGGGCTGCTCATCGAATCGTCCTCCTCACGCGGCCATCAGCCGGCGAACGGTGCCCCATGCCTGCGGCGCGGGCGGCGCGACGCTGCGCGCGACCGGCGCGGCGGCTGGCGCCGGCGCCGGCGAGTAGCGCCGCAGGCTGTCGTTGTAGGTGGCGACGTGGCTCGGGCGGTTCTTGCCGAACGCCTGCCAGGTCGGGGTCAGCGAATCCATCATGTCGTCGGTCAGCCCGCGGGCGCGGAGGTCCGCATCGAGGTCGCGGCCGGTGGTTGAGCGATACCGCTTCTGCGCCAAGCTGTAGGCGCGCCGGTCCTGCATCTCGCGCGTGAACGCGCCGCCGCCCTCGTCGTCCCATGTCGAGGCGGTGAACTGGTATCGCCCGGCCGCGCTCGACGGGCCGTGCGGACCTGGCTCGAAGATCCTGGGGTGTTCGTCGCCGTCGAAGGTGACGGGGCCTCGCGGCGAGTACCGGACGTTGTAGGCCCCGTTGCTCTCGCCGCCGGCAATGGAGTTCAGGAACGCGCGCTGGTGCGGCTCCATGTCCTCGGCGACCGGGTCGCCGGTGATGTAGGGGCGGCCGCTCCCGCCGGCGACGCTGCGACCGCGGCGGCGGCCGCCGTCCCCGGGGAAGAACGGCGGGGTCGAGGGGCTGTCGATCTCCTGACGTCGGAGGTCCATCTCCTCGCGCCGCATGGCGCGGTCCTCCTCGCGGTCGGCCTTGTCCTGCTTGCGCTGGCGCATGTCGAGGCCGAACTGCATGCCTCTCCCGACGCCGCCGAGGAAGCCAGCGAACCCGCTCATGCCTCGATCCTCATCATCCAAGTTCCGCTTCGGTACGTGCCGGCCTCCAAGGGCGCGGCCCAGCCGGCACGCTTCGCTTCCTTCACGCTCGCGTATCGCCCCAGGCGCACGAACGCATGTGCGATCAGCGCGGTCTCATGGAAATCCGAGCGACGGAACACGCGGATCGGAAGCATGGCCTTCTCGCACACGTCTTCCCACCATCCGGCGGCGACGCCGCGGTGAAGGCCGGCGAGGTTGTTGCGCTTGATCCGCGCGAGAAAATCCTCGTCCGACTCCTTTGCCCCGCTGAACGCGATGCTCATTCGAGAAGATCCCGCAGAACGCCGGTCTTCGTGGCGGCCGACATGGCGAGCATCATCTCATTCTGAACGATCATCATTTCGGCCAGGAGCGGCTGACGCCACGACCGATCGTCGATCGCCCAGCCGTGGCCCGTGGCTCCGTCGGTGCCGGCCGACGCATATATGACCGACCGCAGATCACCCGCGCGGGCACGACCGAGCAGGCGCTCGAGCATCTCGATCAGCGCCGGGTTCGGGCTGCGGTCGGTGATGTCGACAACGTTGGTCATGCCGCCTTCCTCATCGGCGCGACGCTGCGGGCCCTCCGCTCGAGGCGGTGCACCTTCGCGTCGAGCTCCTGCACCGCGGCCATCGTGACGCCGTGCAGGTCGATCGGGTTCAGGCTCTTGCCGTCGCCGAGCCCGGTGTTGCGCTGGAAGTCCTCGGCGTAGGGGCCGATATGGCGGCCGCCGTCCCCGGCGCCGGGCTTGTAATCCCAGCCCTCCACCGGCGTCTCACGCACGGCCTTGAGCGCCCCCCTCACCGATCGGCGGTTGGTCTTGAGCTTCTTCGAGCTCGGGAAGGGCAGGCCGCCGAACATCGCCATGCCGCCGATGGTGCCGAGCGCGCCGAAGAGATCGCTCCGGCCGCTCTGCCCGGCCTGCCATGCCTGCATGCGCTGCTGGTCCTGCTGTCCGAGCAGGTTGCCCATGCCCTGATAGCCCGACATGGCGGCCTGCGCGCCGGAAGAGAGCGCGTTGTTCGAGAGCCCCATCGAGGTTCCGGGGTTCACGGCCATGCCCTTGCCGAGGTTGATCGCGTCGCCCATCAGCGACATGCCCTCCCGCCGGCGCTGATCGCGCGCGAGGTTCCCGGCGCCGACGGCGGCGAGCCTGCTGTCGATGGAGAGCGCGCGCCGCACGCCGGCGAAGCGGCCGGAGTTCGTGTTGCCGCCCATGGCGGCGAGCTCGCGGTCGGTCGCCT